TTAGAAAAAGAGTGCATCCGCGCCTATGGCAAGTCCTCGTGTCTGGCGTGATTCTACCGCTTGGGCAGGCATGGCAACAGCTCCAACTGCTCCAACAAGTCCATTTTCATAAGCTTCCGCAAATGTCCTGAATGCGTCCGCGGCGTGAGAACACCTATTATGCAGGGGGGTATCCCGTTCAACACCATGTGCTCCTGCCGGGGCCTTCTGATAATTCTCCAGGGCATTTACGCCAGACATATATTCCACTCCGTCAATTTTCAGGGGCCGGGAGCATCGCTCGTGAAAAATGCAATGATTCAGGAGGCGCCGTACCGCAAAAATACCATTCCACACATCGGAAATGCGCGGCACTACGGACACATTGAACCCTGCTCGCCTCAAATACACGTCAAAGGTAATCCCGTGGGGATCTCTCCTCCCTGCGTCGTGGGGAACCAGATGTTTGTAAATGGGGCCAAACATCACTTCCCACTTCGTGCGGATGAAATTGATATACCACTCCAAGGGCTTTTCATTGGCCTGCAGGCAATCCATCACGTAAAACTTGCCGTCTCCCCTCACCTGCCAGAGCCAGAGAACCATATAATCAGCCATGCCAATATCCCAGGACACATAATAGGGAGCCAGATCATCCTTTTCAAACTCGGCGCATAGTCGGCCCTTGGAACGTAATGCGTCCATGTAAGAACCATAAATGGATCCCTCCACCAATGCCTGAAACGCCTCTTCCGGCGTGGAAGGATATTCCTGACGGACCAATCCTCCAAATGTCTTGTATTGGGAGGCGTACCAACGCTTCTGGGCATCATTCAGGGAAATGCCGCACCTTAACCTCAAATCCTCGAAATACTTCTGTAAATCCTCCGGGAAACTGCATCCATGTTCATCATCAGCTTCAAGGAAATACTCCGGATTCTTCCACCAGGGAAAGAAAAAAAACTTCCAATCCAGGGAAGAAAGAGGTTTGCCAACCATCTCCATGGACGCCTTGGTCATCTCGTAATTGAGGCCAAACTTTCCTCCCTCATGGGTGGATTCCCGGACAATCACGCCGTCTTTGGAAACGGCGTTCATGGCCCCTGTCACAATCTCGCGGGCTCGCAGAGGGGCGTGGGCCGCGACGTATCCAAGTTCCGAGACATGCAAAAACTGAAATGTGCCGCCGCGGAGAGATGTGCCGGCTGTAATTTTACTCCCATTGGAAAAAGACACCGTCGTTTTGGAAGGCCTGACTTGAATCTCCCCTTTGATGAGGCGTCCTAATTCGGCCAGGGCAAGGTCTTCTTCCGTGGGAGCATCCGGTACATAGTCCAAACTCCTGTAAGCCAACTCAATTTTGCCAATCTTGCCTGTTCCATCCACCAAAGTTTTATCAATGATACCGCAATGGAAATTGGGCCGGAACAGGCTCATATCCAGCATCAGCATGGCTACATACGTGGAAATGCCCAGCTGGCGCGCTTTCAGAATGTCATTCCTGTACCATAACTGCTCATGAAGCCGCCGCTGGGCCCAATTCAACTGGAACCTTTGCATCTTGCCCTCTTTATTGATAATCCAGTACAAGTGATTTAACCTCCACACGCGGTCGGAAAGCTGTTCTTTCAGAATCTCTATATTATTATCCATTATGCCTGAATAGCTAATAAATTGAAATCGCGGTTGCCGGAAACGCGGATGCCCACCATGGAATCGTAATTCCAGCATCCATCAGCAACTAGAGAATGCCATCCCCTTGTTAAAAACGAAGACGGGGAACGGTCCAGTACATCCCAACGGGTTCCGTCAATGCTTACCTCAACACCATCCACCAGTGCATCAGAGCCAAAGAAAAACATCACTCCGCCGCTATGCTGGCGGCGTCCAGCAGCTTCAAGAGAAATCAGGGCGTTAGTCTCCAGCACAGACACAAAATCCCTGCCTCCCGGATCCTGAAACTCATTACCCGGCGCCAGCACCTCAATAAACCGTCCATCCTCCCGCGACACCAGGGCAAACAGCAAATCCGCCTGATCCCCATTGGGCAAAACGGCTACCCCTTCGAACACCCCATCTGTCGTGTACCGGTGCCAGGCATGCACCTGGTGCATGCTATTATAAGTCATCAGCGCCAGCACCCCGTCCCGGCGCACAAACACCGCCCGCGGCTCCGGCTTGCGCACAAAAGCAACACCCCGGCACCCGCCGCCGTCGGCCAGCACATGATCGGCAAACACCGTCAAATCGCGGGACACGAACCCGTCGCTCTCATAATCATACCCGTACTGATACACCCGTCCGCCGCCCCTCTCCACATACAGCACCTTATCGGTCGCCATCAGGGCCGGAACATCGGAAGACCCCACAAACCCGTGGCTGTCCGCCCGCGCATTGGAGTAAGTCATCACCCCCTGGCCGCCGGACACCGCCCACTCCGCGTCCGCCGTCCCCAGCAGCAGCCGGGAACTCTGCGCCATCAGCCAGCAAATCCTGTTCTGCGTTGTGGTGCTCAACGTCAAAGCCAGCGCGGAATCATCCTGCTTCCCCACCTCGAAACTGTTGAGGTCATCCGTCTTGCTCAACCACACCGTCTGCGGCTGGGCCTGCGTAGCGGCCAACACCAGGCGCTGCTGAAACACATCCACCAGGGAAGGAAACCCGTACACCCCCCGGAACGCCGCGAAACTCCACATCAACGACTCCCCGGACGGGGGAACCCCCTCCGGAACCGCGGAAATATTATCCCAAAGAGAATACTCCGCGGAAGCCGTCACCTCGGCAGCCTCTGCCTCCATCCACGCCGTGCAGGCAGGCGCCTCCAGCTGCGCTCTGGCCCGTTGGCTGACGGACCCTCCGGGCCAGGTCTCCATCCTCACCACATAAACTCCGTCCTCCGGCACTGTAAAAGATGCCTTCTCCATCGTGGAAAACACAGGCATCAACGAATAAGAACCACCGTTGCCCTCGCAAAAAGAACACACATTCAACGTTGAATTCAGCTGAATCGTCTGCCCGGCATAAACGCAGACAAACCCCTGCATCGACACGACTGTACCCGCCGGAAGAAAAAAACGATACCTCTCAATCGACCCCTCCGCAAACCGGTCCAAACTCACCTCTGCCTGCTCCCATTCCAAGCGCACCATGCTCCCGGCGCCGACATCATCCGTCGTCAACCCATCGGGCTTCACCGTCAGCGTTCGTCCCTTCCTGGACACCTCAAACCCGCCGTCCACCTTGGCTCCTTCAACCAACAATGCGGAAAAAACCGGAAGCCCCTTCTTCTCGAAAAAATCGCAAAAATCACTCCCCAAAGGCAGCGTCAACTTGCGCACGTCGCTGGTAGACAGGGAATGCAGCCGCAGCACCACATCCTTATTGTGAGCATCCACCACCAGCTTATTCCCGCAGGAATCAGCCGGAAACCCCTGGCTGGGATCGGAACCATTGGAAAGCTGGGACTCATACAACATCAGGCGCAAATAACACTCCTCCCCCGCCTCGTCCCCGGTCAGCTGCAAATTGGAAGCGGCCCCCACCGGGGAATTGGACGTACCAAGCAGTTGCCAATCCTCATTCGGGAAACGCCGCTCCACGGCATACGTGCCGTACCACTCCTTATAACAATAAAACGTCCAGGTCCCCTTGCAGGTAATCGTATTGGAATGGCAAATCACACCCTTATGAAAATGCTCCGGATAATCCGCCGGAGACGTCAGGCCGTCCACAAAATCCTCCGCCCCGTTAAAATCCCTGTCGCACGTCCACCAGGACCAATAGCTCCCCTCATTGAGGCAGAGCTTTTTCCCAGCCGTGAAAGTGCTGGCCGCCGTGAATGCCTTGGCAATTACCCAGCCCTGGCGGATGACGGCGCCTGTGTTGTACCCGGTCTGCTGGGGCACTGTCACCTGGACGCGCATTACATCCCCCTCATTCATCGCCGCATCTGGATCGGATGCATGCTCCCCGAAAGACACCCTGTAACACCCCTCATCCAGCGTCAGGCGCACCGGAAAATCCCGGAACTCCTCATACCGCCAGGGGCGGGCCTTAAACTCATAGGGCGCCAGGGAAAACATGCCCTCGTCATCCCGTCTCAGCACCATCAGCTCATGCGTAGGGCAGGCCAGAAACAACATGCTGTTCACCTGTTTGTGGCGCAAAGCGGAAACATCGTCCTGGCTCCACACGGAAGGCAGGGAGGCAACCACATCCCCCTCGGCGGACAACACGCGTAGCAGGGAAGGGGACACCTCCACAAGAAAACGGTCATTAGTTGAATAAACATAAGGCAAAATCACGGAACCCTCCAAAGCAGCAGCCACGCGCCGGAACCCGCGGCGCCGGGAAACGCCGCCCATCTGGCCCAGGTCCAGATTCTCAATCCTGGAAGCCCCGCGGTGAAAATTATCCAAGTCTGCCCGGACGGCGGAAGTAGGAGAAAGCTCGCCTCCGTTGAAAGCGCATCGAATCATGTACCATCATTACAACAAAGTAACGAAGGATGAATACAACCGTAACTTGACTAAACCAACGGCTCATTCCCTACGTTGTCCAGGAATCCCGGGCGGCGTTCTTCATTTTCTTGGGGAGCCTCTATTCCATCAAACTCAATCGGAGCGGCTTTACCATTATCAGGATGTACAAGATGCTCCTGTTTCGTTCCGGCAAGTACTGCGGCAATCTTTGAAAGCCCTGGTACATCCACCGGTTCCGGTTCATTGTAACCGGCCAGCTTGGAAAGTTCCCTCACCGCCTCAATCTTGCCGGGCATCTTCTTGCGCATTCCTGAATCCGTGTAGGCAACCTCTTGGCATAAGGGAGAATCTTCGCCCACTTCTCCAATTGGTGTACGCAACACAGCAGTAAGAAACTCAAGGCATTCCTGCTTGGTGGCAACCGCTGATCTGTCCAACTGGGCGTTCAATTCGTCAATCATTCGCAAAACTTCGCCATCTTTGGACAAACGAGAAGCCGCCTTGCTGGCTGCGTCATTACTCATATCCTTGCGATTGTAGGCCTTACGATAAGCGTCCGCCTTGGACAATTTTGACTCAACCAAGAGCCTGGCGAATTCCTTCTTCTTCTCTGTGGCAATAGATGTTTTATCTCTCTTAGACATGATCTTTCATCGTTCGTGTGATAGCGTCTTCCAATCGTTTACGCCCTTGTGCCGTGAGGAAATAACCTTTTTTGAATCTGCCTCCATATTGGGAGGTAGAAACGTCTCCTGCACCGCAAAGGGTATTCAGATGAAAGCACAAACGGCTGGAAGACACGGAAACGCGGTTGACAATTTCTCCGAACCGAATGCCGGGATTAAGACCGATACAGGAAAGAATAGCGATCTGAACCGGAGACATTTTCAGCCGTGAAAAGGCTGCGGACATGATAGACATCAATTTTAACTCTGACTGCTTCATCTCCCTTCCTCCCTTCTCATATACCGTTCAAAACAATAATCCGGCGCATCCTTGACCCGGCACACCACGTTATTGCCGCGGTAGAGTCGTGAGGCAATCCGGGCATCCAGATGTTCCCCGATATGCTCCGGCAGCAGGTTAGACGTGAGCATCGTCCATTTCCCCAGCCGCCCATCGACAACACGGTTCAGGGCGGAAAGAATAGCGGGAGAAGTATTCTCCGCGCCAATATCATCCAGAATCAGTACGTACACCTCTTTAACCAAATATTCAATAAACGCCCAATCCCCGGAACGAAGCATGGAAACCACCTTCTGCCACTTCCAAAGCTGAATGGGCAACGTGGGGCGTGATTTAGTCAGCGCATCCCTGGCAGCCTCCGCCAGATGCGTCTTGCCCACCCCGGAAGCCCCCAGCAGGGACAGCCAGCGGCGCGGACGAACCTTATTAACGATATCGTTAATAAACCACTGCACTTCCCGGTGCATGGCCTGCACCTCCGGGTGAACGGACTCGTCAAACCCGCCCATATCGTACCGTACCAGCTTGTAACTGCGGACAATCCCGTCCTGGGAAGGCATCACGGAAACCTGCCCGGCCAAACGTTGAATATCATCCATCATTCGTACCTCCTTCCCGCGTTGGCGTCATTCCGCCCAGACGAACCTTGATGTCCCCGCTGCGCATTATTCGTGACCCAGGAACGGGCATACTTCCGGGCTGCCGGCTTCCAATCGGCAAGAGGAATCCCCTTGCTGTCCCGCCATCCACGGGCGCTGAAATCATCAAAAAACGACTCTGCGCACCGTTTCAACTCGTCTCCCTTGGGAGCCATAAGCTGGGCCGCCATGAAAAGCCGCACATCCTCCGCGTCCCGCGGGAACTGCTCTATGCCTCGGCTTACAGGTAATTTCTTCGCATTCGCATCCGTCTTCGTCTCCGTCTCCGAATACGCATTCGCATAAGTAACGGGTTGAGGCGAATCGTTACGACCTGTTACGAGTTTCCGCAGTTCGTATTTCTTGTCGGAAACTTTCAGCACTTCGTAACCGTTCGGAAGCGGCCATTTGGGCATGGACTTCCCCTGCTGGTCGAACCCCAGAATCATCAAGTATGGCTTCTCATTATGAGAATAAAGCAGAATAAGCCCCGCGGCCTCACACGCGGAGAGGCAGCGTTGAATATTGCACTCGCTCATCTTATCGAGTTGGAGAGGATACAACGCAGAACGGAGAATGGGCGTCCTAGCGTCATAAAGGCCGTAATCGTCTGCCACAGACATCAGGCGTCGGTAGAACACCTCGGCCTCCCACGAAAGAGAGGCGACGCGCCCTGATGTCAAAATAGCATCTCTTATCAATCGTGTAGGCATATCAAAAAAGCGTCAGTTGGGGGTTGTAGTTCGTGAATCGTTCGAGTAAAACCCGGAATGCAGTTGCCGCCACTGCAGGAACTTGCCCGTTGCCAAGGGCTTTAAGCTCGTCCACTTCTGGGGCCACCCCATCATCAGGGCGGCGAAAGACGCTGACACACACATCCCCCTGACTCGCTTCCCACCGCTCCTGACATAGAGATATGCCAGGTAATCTTCCAAATTCCCTTTTGGTTTGCCTTCCTCCGCTCTCTTCCAACACAGTCCATATTTGGCGATACATGCACGCATGGTGGGCAAGAAGCCATAATCTGGCGCGGCGATGGGGTAATCCAACGGCGTCAGCTCCCAGCACACACCATGCAGCATCATACCCGATGCGGGCAAGGTCACCGAGGATTCTGGCAAGTCCTCTTCCCACAAGCAGAGGTGAGTTTTCCAGGAATGCGAATTCCGGTCGTACTTCATTGATAATTCGGTGCATTTCCCGCCAGAGGCCGGAGCGGGCGCCGTCAATGCCGGCGCCTTTTCCTGCGGCTGAAATGTCCTGGCACGGGAAGCCTCCAGATACCACGTCAACAAGGCCGCGCCACGGTCGTCCGTCAAAGGTTCGTACGTCATCCCAAACCGGGAAAGGCGGGAGTAAGCCGTCATTCTGTCGGGCGAGCAGTACGCTTGCGGGATAGGGTTCAAGTTCGACAGCGCAAACGGTGCGGAATCCGAGCAGCTCGCTTCCAAGTATGCCTCCACCAGCGCCCGCGAAAAGATGTAGCTCATTCACTCTCCCTCCTTTCCATTCATCAGGTTAAATTCTGGCTGTTCCCACATGACTCCACACTCACACGGCATTCGAAAATCGGAGGGTCTCACCAAACCTTGAAGGTAGTCTTGGCGGAGTTGAGATAGAGGATAAAATATCTTTTCCCCGTTAACAGTTCTCCTTAAAATGGTATTATGTTTCCCGGTTGAATCTCGAAATCGTTGTTCCATCCTTTCATGGAAGGCAAACCTCTCCGGCATCTTTTCCAAAAGATTTACAAAATGACCAATACCCGCTTTGAAACAAAAACCGCCGCAATTTGCATGGTTAAAACCCATGTCGTATAACCTTGGAAGCCTGACATTGTATCCTTCCAACCAGCTTTTAATCTCGCAGTAGGAATAAGGTTTTTCAGCCAGTGGAAACCACCAGTTCCATTCCGGTTTGTTTTTTCGGAGCCTTTCACACCGTTCTATTTCTTCAATGTTAAACCCAATAACGATACGAGTTTCTGGTGTGCAATGCTTACGCATCCATGTGTCTAGCGGTTTACGTTTGAGCAATATTGAGCAAAATCCCACGCGGGAATTTGCCATCATGCCCTCTCCGCCTGAACCATCCTGCCCAGTACACAGTTCCCACGGAGTAATATAAGCATCCGGATTTTTCGCTCCTTTATGGCCGCGCATACGGACAATGTGAAGCTGGCATCCCAAGGCACCCGCACCTTGGACGATAAAGCGGTAATTATCTTCATCTTCGATCCCGGTGTCGGCGAAGACTAAATCTACTTCGTCCGGCCCATACTGATCAACGGCTAACTTGGCTGCACCCCAAGACATAAGGCCACCACTGTAATTCACACAGACTTTCACTCATCCTCCTTTCTTGGCTCCCAGTAAACAGGCCATCCTTCATGGACGCAGGCTGCGCAGAACTTGTACTGCGTTAGCTCATGTTTACAGTTCGAGCATCTCCGTCGCATAGGATGCACCCACGCCCTGCACGCGGCCCGCTTCCGGCGGACGTCACCGATAACATTGTACAACTTAAAGTCGTCCCATAAGCCTCCGCGAAATTGAAGTGGCAGCTCGTGATATTCCATTTTAAATCGTATTCGGGCGTTATTGCGAATCCTTTCAATTCTGGTTTCGAGAGTTTCGACTGCTTTTCCGTATTCGTAAAAAGCTTTCTGTTCAGGCGTCAGTTTCATGCGAGCCTCCTTTCAAACACGATTTCCACCTGTCCGGCGCGTCCCAGGTCGTGAATCCGCTCAATCCCGGCGCAATCCAGCGTCCTGTCGTCAATGCCCATAGCCTTGCAGGCCCCGTCCAGATACGCCTTGCAGCGCGCCAGGCAATTATCCGTGTCCGGCTTCGGTCCCTTGAAAAACCAGATCACCCGGTAATGCGTCGGTTGCATCCTCCGGCCATTCAGGGCTTCACAAGTCCTGCCCCAGGCTATATTCCGGGCGCGGCTCTTGGCAGCCGTCTTCTTATAACCGGCCACAATGGCCCCCCTCTGCGTGAGAGGGGCCTTCGCATTGGGGGACAAACACCGCGGCGTGTGGGGCAAAGTAATGGTCAGCGTGGTCATCATGCCGCACCTCCTTCCACTTCCTTCACGGATCCGTCAGAAACCTTCACTTCCGCGCATCCCGCCAGCGTCTTACGCAGCCAATCCTTGGACTCGGCCACCTTGGCGCCGGCATCCGCAGCCTTACGCACGGAATGCACCAGCTTATCCAGATCGGTAATCCCTACCTTGCAGCAGGCCGTAAACGCCTGCGCCGTGATGTCGTCGGGGAACAAACCGTTAAGAATTTGAAAAGCCGCCGCGGCATCCGTCACCGTAAACGCCTTCTTGCCGGGAGCCAGAACCAGACCGGGAATCTCCACCTCGGCCCGCAGATCTGCCTTCACCTTGGACTCCACGGAAGCCGCCCACTTCTTCGCCAGTTTGGCAAGATCGTAGGCTTCCCTCCGTTTTTCGGGAGACCATTCTTCCCAGGCCGCCGTCAAATCCCCGGACGTCACCTGCACCAAAGCCAGCTTCACCGCCGGGCAGGAAGACTGGGCCCGGCAATACCGGCAAGCCTTCTCGCTGGGCTTCAACGGGGCGTGCTCATCCTGCGCCTGCTCAATGCAGGCCCGGAAAAACGCCCGCGCCTGCTCCACGCTCTCGCGGGTGTACCGGCAAACGGCAGGCTCCTTCCGGCTCGCGTAAGGCTGCAAAATGCACACAAACACCTCATCCGCATGGTACGCCTCGTGCCCATCCATCACCAGCACGGCCAGGGCGCTCAACTGCAAATTGCACTCCGCTGGAGAAACAGGAATGCGTCCAAATTTGTAATCCACCACCAAAGCCTTGCGGTCCCAAACAGCCACCATGTCCGGTTTTCCGGAAAACAGACGGTCCCGTTCAAATAGACGCACTTCCCGCACCGTCTGAACATCGGTCCAGTTTTCTTTCATCCCCAAGTGCTTTTCACACAGGGCCTTTTCCATCTCGCGGCACCAGGCCACAGCCTCGGCGTCCTCCGGGTCTTCCGGCATCGTCCCCTGTTCCATGTGAGCGTGCAGGATAGTTCCCATGGCGGCGTCCTCGCTCTCTTCGTCTATCGGGCATTTCCTTTCTGCATTCCAGCTTCCGGGGCAGAGGAAAAGCCGCTGCATCCCGCTCGCGCTGGGCAGCCCCTGACGTTCATCCCTGATCATTTCCATTGCGTCCATCATCGTCAACAAGTCAGGAGTTAATGCTCAAAAGAACCAAAGGAAGGCACATCCTCCGGCACATCCAGTCCGGGAATACCGTCTTCCGGCGCCGGTGCGGTTACAGGCGGCGGGGCCTGCGTCGTCCTGGGAGCTGCCTTTGGAGCGTGGGCAGATGCAGGAGTCTCCGGCAGGGAGGGGTCACGGGCGGGCTGGTCATCTACGGGGAACTCGTCTCTAACCTTCCTTACCCCCTCAACAATGCCGTTATAAACATTGCTCAAATCCCGCAATTCATTTACGGACATTTCTTCCAGTTTGTGACCCAACCTGGCTTCAAGCCGGGCACGCGTCACTCCATAGACTAAAAAATTAGCTTCCAGAGAGCGGAGAATATCATCCTTACTCCGCTTGAATCCGTTCTCCTGCGTAATCTTCACAGCTTCCATAGCTTCATCCGTCAGCCACCCGGGAAGCACCTGCAAAATGCAGGCGCGGATTCGGCGGGAAGCCATATTCGCGCAGAGTTCGTAAATATCCCGTTCGCTGTCCAAAGCAACACGTTTCATCACCTTCCTGCCCCCCTCATACTCGTTCTTGTCGCGGGTGTGAGGAACCGAAAAAGCAATTTCCCTCCTGACATTGGTCTCTTTGTCGAAACAATAGGCAAGACATTCGGACACATTGCAGCCGCTTCCATCCGCGCCCTTGGGATCCCAATGCCGGGCAACCTCCTTCCATCCGGCTTCCGCATTCCCCCAGGCCCCGATCAGCGCCTCCGCCAGACGGATGCTGGGGCCCGTCACGGTCGTATTTCCGCGAGGGTAGGAATAAGTGGCGGACTGCGCCAATTTCGGTTGATCGCAAGCCTGCTTCATCCTCAAGGTCACTTCGGCCAAATTCCGCGGAAACTGCTTGGCAATCCAGATCGACGCAAGCACGGAAGTAACGGCTGCATTGCTCGTCATGGCAGCCAGGGCCCCGCTTCCGGCGGAAGCCTGAACGGCAAACGGATTGCCCGGCGCTTGATTGGAAAGTTCGTTTGTTGTATTGGTATTCACGTTATTAGTATTCTATTGGTTAGCTATTGATAACAGGCCGGGGACCAGTTGGCGCTGGCCCCGGCCAACTCACTTTATCGGTCGATTTCTCCGGTGAAGGAGGATTTCGTACACAGGCACACGGCGCCGCGGTGAATCCGGTTCTCCGGCAGATCCTTTGCCAGCTTGTCGGCAATATCCTTAATCGCATTGCGTTCCGGGATGTCCGCGCGGACAAGCTGGTACACAAAATACAGCTTCCCATCAGCCAGGCGCACACGCAGGCGCACCTTGATTTGATACGTGGTATCTCCTTCAGCGCCCCGAATAACCGGGATCGCAATCGTGAACTCCGGGGGGACGTTCAATTCTCCACTCTTGGAATCCACCGTTTCGTTATAAGTCAGCTTCGTTTCGCCGTCGGAAGCCCGGTAGGCGGACTTAAACTCCACCTTGCGGTGCATGTCGAACTTGCTCGCCAGCGTCAGCATTTCAGACGGGGTGGGCTTCATCACATCCTTGCTGTTCTCTTCAAGGAATTCCACAAAATCCTTCTGGCTCATGCCCTGGCCGTCGTATTTGGTCCAATTCTCCCATTCCACCGTCTTGTTGAGCTGCATAGTGGCTTGGTGGTCCCCCCATCCATTACCATCGGGGGAATAATAATTGAGCACGGCGTTTACTTCTCTGTCGCTCACGTAAATCACGCTCCTGACGCCATTTTCGGCATCTTCCGCCTTCACGAAATCTGCCAGCGTTTCCAGGTCCAGCAGCTGAACACTGCCGGCCTTGCGAGGGGGCGTATTGCCCAGGCAATCCAGATGATACAGGGTATATCCATCCGGCACGACGGCGGCACGGCCATTCGCCACTTCCTGCACGCGTACGGCTGCCAGAGTTTCTTCGTTCAAGTTATCCATATAATTTAATTCTATAATGTTTATGTTGTTATGTGGTTGTTGGGAACTTAGGCGCGCTTAGCTACCTTGGCGGGGACTCCGGCATCAACATCGGCAGCAGCCGGGAATGTCACCTTCACAGGAGCATCCAGGTCCAGTTTCCCCTGGGCGGGGTCGTCCGTATGCAGGGCGCCGGAGGTATCGGCAAACATGATGCGCGGGGCAATCGTCGGATCCGGGATGCTGGCCGTAACCTTCGGTTCAATCACCACCTGATTCACGCCGCCTTTGCGCTTCACGGACAGCTTAAGAGTCAGGGATCCATTATTCCCGGTTGCCAGCACGGCGGAAACAAGGCTGGTCATCTTGGTGTCCAGGGCTTCTAAAAGGGCCCCTTCGTTAATCTCGGAAAGTCCTTCGAAAAAGACATCTCCGGGCACTTGTCGTTTAGTTACTTCACTCATAATATTGATGATCTAATAGTTAATAATAGATGACGAATCAGTCTTCGCATTCCTCGCACTCGCAACCAGCGATTCCGAGCATGGCGGCAATGGGATTCATCCGATCCTTCATTTTCGTTTTTTGCTGTTGTTCAAGGAACAAACGGACGCCTTCTCCCATAGTTTTTACATTGCCCTCAAAGCATTCGCCTGCTTTGAGAAGATAGCCGAAAGCGCTCGTCCACCCGTAAACTTTGAAATTCATTCTCTCAGACTGAAAAACGGAGCTGGAGGATTCTAATATGTGCCGAGTTTTTCTTTCTTCCGGGACCTCCAAAAAGGCGGAAAAAATAGCGCGCCCATCGTAACGCTTAATCAAATCAACAAGGTTATCAAGCGCGGCGCTGATTTCTTCTTTTGTGGATGCAACAGTATCGCAGCAGCAGGCTTCGTCCGGCGTGCAGGACTGCGCATTCTTTTCTTCGGTATTGTCCATTGTATTGGTATTCTATTGGTTATTGCTTTCCACGATCCGCGTGGAGCGGGACGGTTTTTCCAAACCGTCAAAAGCTTTCATGGGAGTGGGAGACTCCGGGCAAAACCCGGAATGCGGGCTCTTGCCGGCCTGCAGCTCGGCGTTATCCAGCTCCACCGCCAGCCAGAACAGGCACGCAGCGGAAAGACCAAAGGAGCAGGCACCCAAAAACTTGAAAAAGGTATTCATGCCGCAGCCCCCTTTCTTCTTCTGCGCGGGGGAAGAATATTCATATCCACTCCATTCACTTGAGGCTTCTGTGCATGATCCTGCTGGTGGATATAGCGCCATACAGACAGGGCAGGGAACTCATAGGGGCATCCGGCGCTTCCTGTTCCGGGCAACGCCTGAATGCTGCCATCCTGGACAAGGGCAAGAATGCGCTCTCTTCCCCAGCCCGTCATGAACCTTACGTCATCCAAAGTGACAACTACCTTGCCGCGGAAGGCGGCAATCGCCTGCGCCTCGTCGGAATCAGGCAATAATCCCACGCTCGCCGCCTCCGGGGAGGAAGGCACAGGAGAAGAAGCAGCCTCCTTAAGCACCCTGGCTATGGTTTCCAGGGCCTCCGCCAGACTCTTCAACGTTTTTTCATTCGTGCTCATGTTCGGTTAATTAAAATGGCCGCCCGGACGGGTATGCCCCGCGCCTGCCAGACCGTATTATTCTTATCTACCGATTTGTGTATTTTGGTTTTTAGGCCCCACCTGGGCCGGGCGATTAGTTAAAGCTCGTGCCAGCCGAGCAGCTTCAATTCTTCGATCAGGGCTTCTTCCATGGTTCAGTCGTCGTAGTGTCCGTCGGGGTTGTCGCACTGGGGGGCGTGGTCAAAATCCCACTCGTCGATGGCCTGCTCTATCTGCTCCAGGAGTCCAACCGCGACGCCGTAGGAAATAGGTTCACCGTCCACCCGGATGCACCGGTCTTCGTCGTCGTATTCGATAATCATGCCCGCTCCTTTCTCATCTGATCCAGGGTTCTGTTTACCTGGCGTATGATGTGTTTCTCTCCCAGGCTGATACCAAGCATCAACGCGGACAGGTAGCCTGCCAGGTTAAGCAGCGTCACAACTATAAATTCAGTCCAGTTCATCATTGGTTATTTGTTGGAAATTGGTGCTACCTGCTTTCGCTTTGAGGGATAGAGTGCTATGAATATGGATTTCGTATTCCCCTGGCAGCATTTATGATTGTGAAATAGTCTTATTTTATTATTATTAGTCCGCTATGAATATGGAAGAATATCAATTTCAGCAATTTGTCAAAGAGGCCCTTATAGATATAAATGGAAAAATCATTCAACTGAAAAAAGATGTTGATGTATTAAAGAAAAACACAGCAAGCAAATCTCAGGCCGAAACTATTGATCGCAAGTTGTCTGCGATTTTATCGCAGCTGAAAATTCCTTTCTTTGGACGATAAGGCATTTGCCTTCTTCACTTCCAACTACAAGAAACTCCGTTCCATGTAGAGGTTGCGGAGAGATGGAATATTGTATTTTTACCAGACCATCACCATTAACATAATAGCGGTAATTATTATTCACTAGCTCCTTCGCTTCCTCCACGGTAAGCAGCTTCGCGTTCTTCGGTAATTCAGTATTTGTATTCATGGTTCTTTCCTGGGGGGAGGTTTTCATATTCATGCCGCGGGCTTCTTGGGGTTCTTCGGGCGGGACTAGCACACAACAACCTTCGGCAGTCTTTTGATGGCCTCAATCAATCCCGGCCTCGGCGTCCGCGTCCCCTTGCAAATCTGCCTGATCGTCTGGTCTGACACCTCAATCCCTTCCCTCACCAGCAAAGCCCTGGTCACGGAACTGTAATTATAGCCTTTGTCGTAAAGGTACTGCCGGGTTAACACAAACCCGGTATCATTATCGGTTTCCTGTTGAGTATTGTTCATCGTCTGGTATGCTGTTTCTGTTACAGATTCGGCGGTTTTGACGTCCTCGGTTGGACGTGCAATGTCGTTTACGGAAAAACAACTACGGTAATACAGATGAAAATGCAAGACAAAAATATCAGAAACACCGTATTCGCTAATCGTCTTCGCTCTTTTATGGCATCTAAATCTTTAACTCAAATGCAATTACAAGAAATGAGCGGGGTTTCTCAAGGTGCAATATCAGACTACCTAAAAGGAAAAAGCGAACCAAAGGCTGCGGCACTTTATCAGCTTTCCCGTATTTTTGGAGTCACCATGGATTGTCTTTGGGGAGTGGATAGTGACTCTGAAACCGACACACAAACAAACACCCTCCTGAAAGCTCAGCAGGAAATCACCCGCCTGAAAGCCAAACTGCGCTCCGCCCGCAAAACCTTGGAAGGCGCCTACTCTCTCGCTCTTGAAGCCCTCGAACTCGAAGAAGAAAAGGAGGATAAATAACTATGGGGAAAGAGAAATATAATGTCTTCCTTAGTTGGGCAGGAACTGATAGTTTAAGCCATCGTATAGCTAATATTTTGCTTGATATCTTACCGGAAATTCACCCAGAGTTCAAACCATTCATCAGCAATGAAATATCAAAAGGACAACCGGGCTTCACCGCTATTCATAATGCCATGAATCAAGTAAAAGCCGGAATTGTTTGTGTCACTGAAAGATCTCAACACCAACCATGGCTCTTGTATGAACTTGGCTACCTCCACGCAAAAACAGGTGCAGTGTGCCCATTATTGATTGGGTTAGACTCCCCAATTCCTCCTATTAACTCCATTCAATACACCACCTTGGTTAAGGATGATTTTGTGAAAATGATTCGAACTGTTACCCAAAAATGTGAATTAAATGATAGTTCAATAGAGAAAAGAATAAATTCGCAATGGTGCGACATTTATAACAAAATTCATCAAGCTATTCAACTTTTCAAAACGGAAGAGCAACATCGGAAACAACAAGAATCCGTTTCCGATTTTTCTGATAGAGAAAAACCGACGACAAAAACGATAAACGATGTTTTGATGTGGAAAAAAGTTGATGAAATAACTTTCCCTTATTATAAAAAAATCATCAATTGGAAAGAAGGTAAATCCAATCAATGGATTGATGCCTATGTCTCAGAACCTTTCGTAGACAATGCTTCACGCCTGTATCTTACTCCATTATTACTGCACTATACGCTTTTTGAACCTTACAAGGAAGATAATTATAAACTTTTCTTTCTGAATAAAAAAGGCGATGTTCTGGAATATGAATACGAAATGAGTGATTATAAGAGATCCATTCTCAAAACATTTTACAAACAACATCTTAAAGAAATTAATAATGTTCTGGCCTCATTCCCTTTCTCTCCAGAGGAAGAAGCCAAACGCAAACAACAAGAAAAAGAAAAAGAAAATGAAAATGAAAGAAAAAAACTAGCTCGATTCCGTCGAGCGCGACTTCTCGTTCCAGAATTATCTCCTTTCACTGACGTTATGTTAGACAATATTTTTGGTATCTATTTCTATATGGACGACCATTTGGATGAATTAAATGATTCAGATTTTAAGAAACATATTCTAAAAATAATAAAACAATTTGAGAATGCAATAAAGCAAAAATGATTGAACCCCGACTTCGGAGACATCGAACCCATGGACGGCGGCAAAATCTCCGGCATCTATGTGGAAACCCTGAACAGGTGGGAGAAAGCTTGACAAACGCCGGCTTGACAAATCCGGAGGAAAGGGCATAGTAAAGACGCAACAGGTCAATGTAGTCTCAATCATTGATTCCTTTCCAAAACATTGGCCCCGGCTGTTCCAGCAGCCGGGGCCTTTTGTTAGCTGAACAGAACTATCAGAAGCTCAATCAGCCGTTGCAACAGGTCAATATATTTGATCAAGTCATTGTTAATTCCTTTCTACTGACGTCAGGGCTCATTCCCTGCCGCTCCGGATCAACCGGCGGGCACATCATACATGTCCAGGTTTTATAATCAAGCTTGCCATCCGGAGCACATCCTGTACATTTTTTCTGTCCGGGCAGAGTCGTTTCGTCTCGTTTGTCGCCATACTATGGCGGCAGCCTGGTCTTCCAGAAAAGCGCTCCTGTTCAGCCCTTGGTCTCCGGGTCAGGGGCTTTTTTGTCGCCACTCCCTACAAAAAATATACATTATCTGTTAGGAGAATAAAAAATGCAGACGTAACAAGCATAACATATATATCTTATGAAAACATATTGCATGCAGAACTAAAACATCTCAAACTGTATGGATATGAAGATAAAACACTTGCTGTTAGCTGGCTTCGCTCTCCTGGCCGTCTCGTGCACCACCCGTGTGGCGGACCTCACCGTCGCCTCCACCAAAAACATGGACCTGAAGCACACCGCCGGGTATACCACCACTTACAACGTCCGTTCTAAAGGGGAAGACAAAAAACATGTCATCATCTTCTTCCCAACAGGCATTCCTGACATGAAAGAAGCCATTGATAACGCCATTGAAAAAAATGGTCCCAACTGTGTTGGTCTCGCCAATGCTACGCTTGAACGGAAATGGTTTTATATACCCTTCATTTACGGGCAGGAATCCTTCGTTGCGGAAGGTGATCCCATCATGAGAAAAAATTAAACCCTCTCATGTTCTCTCAACAGAGACTGCTCTCTTGGGTAACGGTCACTCTTCTGGCCGTTACCCTTCCTCTTCTATCCTCCTGCTCCCTTCTTGTTCAAGGAAAGCAACCCGTTACCATCACTGCCTCGGAAAAAGACGCGGAAATTCGTGCGGACGGCGTTTATCTGGGGCAGGGCCAGGCTACGGCGCATCTCTCCAAAGGAGAAAGTCACACCATTACGGCTACCAAAGGAAACCGGACCGCTTGCGCCGCTATTAACTACAGCATATCCACCACAGGCATCCTTGACGCAGTGGGCGGATGTCTCCTTCTATTGCCTGCCGTCGGTCTGGCAAGTGATGGGGCCTGGAAACTGGATGCAACCCATATCTATCTCAAAATGCCATGAAAATAACCTCACTCCTTCCCTTAATACTCATCTCTCTCACTTCCCTTGCAGGCGCGCACCCTGGCGGCCTGGACGCCAACGGCGGTCACTACAACCGCAAAACGGGGGAATACCACTACCACCGGAAACCAGCGGACAAACCGGCAGCGGAAGAAAAAACGTACTGGATCAGCTCAACGGGCAAGACCCATAACAAAAACTGCCGATATTATCGAGCTTGCAAAGGACATGCCAGTGATACGCCTAGCGGTGTGAATTGCAAGATTTGTGGCGGGGCTAATAAATAGTAATCTAATATCCCTCCTCCCCACCCTCCAGGGAGGAGGGCTTTTTACCGTCAATCCACCACATCCGCCACAGTCTTCACCGGATTCATCAGAGCAGCCCCCAGCGTCATATACTGCCCGGCAGTCTGAATCGTCTTATTCGCCATGCCGCTGGCAATCCCGCCTGCCGCGCCAAACACGCGTCCCAGCCGGATCACCTGCTTCATGTAATCCCCGGCTTCATGTCCGCCCTCCTGCATCATCTCGCCCAGCTTCCAGGCGGCATTCCAGCCTGAGCGGAAATCAATCAGGGCGCGGCCGGCGGAACCTGTGTACACCTTGGCCCCCAACAACTCGGAAAACAGCCACTCTACGGCTTCCCCTACCAGCGGCATCCCGGCAATAGGACCGGCCAGGGCAGCGAACAAGTACCCCTGCCAATCGCGCTTCTCCCACTCCTCTTCATCATCCTTCATGTAATCCAGCATGGCGCCGATGATGGCGTTAAACGCCCCGTAGGCCAGCCATACCTTTCCAGCCTTGGATAAGGAAGCCCACCGCTGTTTGGGCGTCACCCCTGGGGCAAACCCGGCCCGTGCCAGTCCGTAAATCGCAGCCGTTTTATTGTAATTCTCGCTCATCATGTAGAAAATAGCGCGTCCCCAAGCGCCGCGGTGCAGGCCGCCAAACGACTTGTCAATCCACGTCTGGGGCTGGGCGGAATGCAGCGCATTCCTCACCGCCTGCCACGCCTCGTCTTTTGCCCTCCCTTCCTCCACGCCCGCCTTGACGGCCTGCCGGTACTTGATATTCCAGAGGGCGGCGGACCCCACAGCATTGAAAAACACATCCGTGTACTCAATCCCGTTCATTCCCCACACCAGCGCGGCCTCCGCCAGCGTGTAGGAGGAATCATCCCTCAGGCGGGACAATGTCTCCACGTCAACCCGGTCATTCAGCCGCGCCTGGAACTCGGCGCTCTTCATCATCTTAATCACCCCCATCTCCGCCGTTCCGTTACGCATCTTCGCCATCGTCCCCAGGTAATCCCAGAAACCGATGCTCGGATCTCCAATCCACGCATTCAGCACGGCGGACCCCTGCTTCATCAGCGTCTCAAACCGGAATGCCAGAATCGCCTTCGCCTGCCCGGAATACACGGCATTAAGAAGCTTATCCAGGGAACCCACCGCCTGCCCCTGAACCACGCCGGCCCGCTCCAGCAAATCCACCCAGCGGCGCAGCCTCACAAAATCATCCTTCCCCAAATTCGCCACCAGGCTCTCGGCCACCTCCCGGCGTCGCAACAGCCCCCGGAAATCCGCCGTAATATCCTGCGTGTAATACCAGTGGTCCGTCATATCCGTCGCCTCCCAGAACACGGAAAGCGCCCCCACGCTCGTATCCAGCCTCCGGTGATGCTTCGTCCTCACCCTCTGCCAGCCCTGGTTCCCCCCCTTCGTGCTCGGCACGCCGGAAATCATATCCGCCGCATCCGCATCACTCATCGCATCCAGCGCCCAGAAACGGGCAGGGAAATAATTCTCCACGCGGGGGAAGGGAACGCCCGTCACCTGCTCGTACAGCTTCCCGATCTTATCCCCCTGGGCCTTCAGCAGCTCCCGCAGCCCGTAGCCGATCGCCATGCCTTCTTCCCCCACGTACTCGCGCAAAGCGGAAATAACCTCCGGCGTATACCCCTGCTGCTTCATCATCTCCCGGTAATCCTCCTGCTCGGACTGCAGCACCAGGTACAGGGCATTATCCCGGCTCAACACCAGCGGGGAACCCTCCTCCCCCTTAAAAGACGCCTTCGCCGTCACATACTTCCGGTAGACCGGCCTCCTGCCCTCAGCCCTCGCCCGGGCCGCGGCCTCCTCATGCTCCCGCAAGCGGGCCAACAGAAGGTCCAGCGTCTCTTCGGAAAAATACTCCATCCCCTCCTCCCATCGCTTCCGGATAAACTCCTTCCTCTGCCGGGCATCCATCTCCCGCACCTCCCGGGCCTGCTCCAAGGTCAGCCGCGCCGTCTGCGTAATCCACCCATTCAGCCGGACTTTTGTATCGTGGCTCGTCTTAAACCACGTCACCCATCCAGCCATATTGCCAACCTTCCTGGCCTTCATCACCTTCTCCGTAAGATGTTTCTCATAAAGATCCTGCACAGCGGCGGCACGCAGCCCGCGGGCATCCCGCATCTGCTGGAACGCATTCGTCAGCCGGCTGCGCATATCGGTCGTGAACTCCTGCAGGGCGGGCATCGTTCCCATGCGCGTCAGCAGCTGGTCCATATTCTCCATGAAATCGCCGAAATTCTTGAAACTCACCTTCCCGTGGAACTTCTCATTGGCGGCGCGCAGCGTATTCTCATCGGCCTTCTTCCCGGTCTGGTTGAACCTCTCCACAATCCTCCTTCCAATCGCATTCAGCCGTTCGGCGGCGGCCTCCTGCACGGCGGCCCATCCCTCCTTCTCCGTATTGATGTAAATCTCCAGCGCCTTCGCGGCGGCCTGCGCCTCGTCCACGCTCATCCCCTCCAGATTCCCGTACAGGGCCAGCCGGGTCAGCTCCTCACGCAGCTCCTCCATCCTGGACACGGCCTCGCCGTCCATCTGGTCGGGGTTCTCCTTCTCCAGCTTATCCAGCTCGGCGGCAGCCTCATTCATCGCCGCCTCCTTCTCCATGGCCGTCATCCGGAGCAGGGGCACCACCTGATCCGTTAAATAGGCGTAAGCCTCCATGGAAACCTTCCCCTTCTGCTGCTTCCCGTTCTTCTTGCGGATAGTGAGAACCTGGTCCAGCATCCGTGCCATGCCGGCGGAAACTCCATCCTTGGCCAGCGCTTCCAGTTTCCCGGCGGCCTTCTCCATCACCTCGGCCATCAGCTCGTGTAAACGTTTCTCCGCCCAGGCCTTGCGTACCTTCTCCATCTCATCCTCAAACACCTCTTTGGCGAACTTCTGCGTTGGCTTCTTACCCTTCTCCCAGGCTGTGCCGGCAGCCGTGACCCTGGCTGTAATCTCTGCTTCCTCCATCCCCTCCCGGGTCGCCTCCGCCATCTCCCGCTTAATCTCCCGGCGGGCAAACGCATTCACCATTCTTGTCTCATCAATCTTCCCCTTGGCCGCCAGCTCCGCCAGAATCTGCAACCGGTCGATGTAGGGCTTCACGGCCACGCGGTACCCGGCGGGCAGGTGCATCAGGGCACTCTTCACCAGGGCAACATTGCGGCCCACATTCACCAGGAACGCCGCTTCATCCGTTTTCCCGTCGTAGCGTCCCCAGGTGGCGGCATCCGCTCGCAGGTCGGCGGCGATCCGGTGGACTACCTCAAGATTCTGTGTTCCACGGCTCACACGGCGTGGGAAACCTTCGGACAAGGAAAACGTCGCCGTCGGATCCTCATAATCCGCCCACGCTCCCCCGGTGGACTCGTCCGCAAACGCCGTAATCTTAATATCGTTGCCGTCAAAAATCACGTAATTATACGTCTGCTCCTCCTCTGCCTTATTGCGGGTATAGCCGTCAGCATACTTGATTCCCTTAATATCGCTGGACAGCAAAGACACGCTGGCGGCCTTCTGCGCCTCCTGTTTCGTGCCATCTTCTCCATCCCAAAAAGCATCAAACAACTCCTGATAAACATCTTTGCCGCTCACGTTTTCGCCGCGGTAATCCGCCCGTCTTTCGGCACGTTCCAAAGCATACCGCACCTCTTCCACCGGGGAATCCTTCAACAAGGCAAGAACCGTCTCGTCCACGTAATCCCAGCCCAGCAGCTCGGAATCCTCTACATTCAGCTCCACGCGGTAATTGGAAGGCATGCCCGTCCTCACCTCTATCTCGTCCAGATGGTCAAGCAGAGAAAGCATGAAGCCTTCCAGTTGTTCCAGCTTCTCCCGCTCCTGGGGGTACGTCTCCGCGTATTTCCTGTTAGTATCAATTTCATCATGCAACTCCATGACGATGTCTAAAACAGTCATGCTTCCTCTGGCGGCATCAACCAAATCGCCAAGAACAGACCAGGCGATATCTGACGCGTCCTCCTTCGCCTCCGGCAGGGCATCCTTCGGCAAAAAACTGCCTACCAGGGATCGTTGCATCACTTCTATAACGCCAGTCTCCACCTCCCGGAACTTCCATGTCGCCTTATCCTGCGCGAACTGGTTCATATAACTCCGGTTCACCTTCGGATTCTCCGCAAAATACAGCCCCCAGCCATACGCCTGCGCTCCTTCTCCTTTACCCATGAAATCCGTAGAAAACTTCCGGAAAGAATGCGGGGAGGCATGCAGGGCAGTAATGGAGAACGTCACCCCCGGTTCCGTAATCACCGCGTTATCCGCCTCAAAATGGCCGTCATGGAACAACCCCTGTTCCTGTGCCGAGGCAATGGAAAACGCAGTCTCGGCAGGGGCTCCCATGTCTTCCATATCCGTCACGGAAAAAGTCACGTAATTCCCGTTCTCCTGCCTGACGTGCGTCAGCGCGGCAAAGAACCTGTCAAACAGCGGAGCGAACTTCTTCAACTCTTCATCCGTCGGGTACGGATAACGGTCAATCCCCGTGGATTCAAAAAACTCCCTGTCTATCTCACTAAACACCTCCTTGCTCTGGTACGCGCTCAAATACTCATTCCGCAGCCCCGCGTCCCCGGCCTTCTTCACAATGTACGCTTGGAACGCTCTTGCCGTCATTTCTATATTGGAACCCCAATAATCTTTGCCCATCGCCACACTGCGGGCGGCATACTTGCTTCGCTGAATCGCATGGACCAGCTCTGCAAACGCCCGGCCTGCGTCCTCATTCATGCCGGGAGTAGAATATTGATAATCATATTGAAGTCCCCCATTCTCAGTCCTTCGGGCAGAGTTCGGCGCAATCCGGCTCTGGGTATGATCGCTGGCGAGCTCCATATTCATTCCCGCATGAGTACGCATGAAATAATGATCCAGCGCATGCCACCACTCGTGCGCCAGGGAACCATCCCCCTTCTTGCGGGTCAGGTTGATGCTCACGTCATTCAAGCGATAATGAGCCGAATAACGCCCTACTCCGCTCGCACCGAACTGGAACCCAAGACTGCCGTTCAAAGAAATCGCCCTCGGCGGAATCCCCAGCAGATGGGCCAAATCCAAAAACGCATCATACGTCGCATTCAGCTTGGCCTGGCGTTCCGGACCGCTCACCCAATTCCCGTAAGTAATCCCGTTAATGCCGAACGTTTCCATCAGCATCGCGTTATCCACGTTCTTCCCGTTGCGGTAATCTTCCCCCACACGTTCAGAACTCACCTCAAGCATGACATCCGGCTTCCGGGCAATTCGTCTTAGCTTCTCCTGCAGCTCGTCCATGTGCGCATTCATGTATTCCCGCGCCTCCTGCCCGGAAGCCAGGCCATCCTTGAGCTTAATGCGCGCGTTGCCGGGCAAATCCCGGCAAATAAAAAACTCGCCCTTCTTCGGTCCGCTGTTGTAATAACGAATCGTCAGCTTCACGTCCTTTCTCTTCTTTTCGCTCTTTCCGTCCTCCCCTTCCTTCTGCTTCGTTTCATTCTCAAGAGCCGACTGCACAGCCGCCGCCACGCGGAAAGCTTCAATCGCTTCTTCCTTCGTGTCATACATGCGGCCGTCGCCATCACCTGAAATCACAATCCTGCTTTTCATGTGACGCTCCACGCGCCACTTCTTTTTTTTATCAGGGTAACTGGTCCATGCAGACAGCTGCATTCCCATCGCCTTCAAGCAATACGGATAACCCAGCCCTCTGAACAAATCCACCTGACGTTCCCACTTCTCGCCCTGCTTGGCCAGCGTCGCAAAAAACTCTTCCGGTTTCAACGAACCTTCCAACAACTCCGCCGTGCTGCGGCGGTACATCTTCATGGCATTAAGCCACTCTTTCCCAAAGTAAGATGCCTTTCTCCCCCTGGGCTTGTCCGGCAGCAAATTCCGGATTAACGCCACGGCCACAATCACATCCTGACTCACGCCGTCATTTGCCAGCTTCTCCCAGTCGGGCTCCGGAAAATACTTACTAGCCGTCACCTTGCTGAAATCCTCCGGCATCTCGGCCTTCAGCGGCTCGGTAATCCTGTCGCTGTACCTGTCCTTGTGCGCCTTGATCTCACGCCCCGCATCTTCCAGCTTGTCGGGAGCGGGCTTCTGTTCGTCGGCAGGCTGGGCCTGCTGTTCCTCCCGGCGGCCTCGCTTCCGCGCCATCCTGCCGGCGGCCTCGGACGCCTCCGTCCCGGCCTTCATCTCCTTCACCTCTTCCCGCGCCTGGAAAAAACTGCCGACAACTCCCACCGGGCTCTTCTCGTCCCACTCCGCAGCGCGCCCCGGGACATCCAAATCAGCCTCAAACGCGTCAAAGGAAGCGTCCAGCAGATCCAGCCTCGTGATCGCGTCGGCCACCGCCTTCGCCGTGGGCAGATCGATGCCAAGCTCCCGCTGGGCGACGGCGCGGGGCTGCTCCCCTCGCACATCCTGAAGACGGGAAACAGCCTTGCGAATCTCCTTGCGGGCAGCCACGACATAGCGGGCCTGTTTGCGCAGCGCATCCGCGTCCGCCCCGGGCGCGGCTTCCCAGGCCCTCGTCAGGGCAGTCAGGTACTCCAGGCTCGCCTTCCTGTCGGCGGCCTTCTGATCCAGATAAAACCGCTGTCCCTCCTGCGTGGCGGCCGTCTCTACGGCGGCGTAGGCATCCGCCGCGGACACGGCGCCGGAAAGAACGTCCCGCGCCACTTCCGGCGCCGCCTTCTCCAGAATCGTGACAGCCTGCCGGGCCTTCTTGCCCAGCTTCCCCAGGGCGGACCTGTCCGGCAGTCCGTCCGGGCACAGGCGGCGGTAATACTCCAGGTAGTCCCGGACGGAAAAAACCTTCGGAGCCATGCCGGCAAGAGCTATCTGTTCCAGGGCGCGGCCGCGGGCCCAGGCTTCGTTGCGGGTGGCGTCCGCATCCCACACGCGGACCTTCACGCTCCGCGCCTGATCCTCCTGGCGCAGCAGGTCTCCCCCCATCATCACCTCCATGCGGCCGTCCTCGCGCCGCAGTGCTTCAGCCATGCCGTCCGCGGCGGCAAACCTGGAAAAAGGCCATTCGGGAAACACCAGGGAGGAACAAGGAACCATCCCGATCACGGAACCCTCCACGCCGTCCTCCGCATACCGTCCTCCTTCCAGGCCTCGGCCCTTGCCTTCGGGATCAACTTCCACCACGCTTCCGGGGGGAGGCACAAACTGCCCGCTCTCCGGATCCGCATCGGGCACCTCTTCGTTGGCTTCCGCCGGGATGGTTTCGCCCGTGACGCTCTCTTCCGCAGGAATCTCCCTGGAATCTTCCACCATGACGCCCTCCGCTTCCGTTCCCTCCTGTCCAGCCTCTTCCAATTCCTCCCGGATGTCTTCCACGGTCCGGGTGCCGTTGGCTCTTCGGTACATGCGGGCCTCTTCCACGGCGGCCACATTCTCCGCCGTAACCCGACTGTTGGTGTACAAATCCGCCAGCTCATGACCGGTTTCCCGCAGCAGTCCGGCCAGCGTCCCGCCCTCCTTCTGCCAGGCGCGGCCCGCTTCCGTGTCCGCCCACTTCGCAAAGCCGGCGCCCATATCGTTAAGAAACTTCGCCTGGATCAGTGCGGAATCCATGAACTTCACATGCCGCATCGCCGCGTCATTCAAGCCGTACTCCCCGGTCTGCCGGTAAAACGCGCTCTGGGCCAGGTGGGAAAAATACTCCGTCACATTCATCAGGGACGGTTCCGCCTTCTCCAATCCGGGCATCATATCCCTGCCGGTAGCCGCCAGCGCCTGCCGGCGCACTTCCCGCATCTCCCGGTGCATGGCGGAAAGCCAATCCTTCCCGGCATCCGTCAGGGCGCCCCAGCCGTCCATGCCTCCCTCCTTCCTCAACTTATCCACCAGCATGCTTTCCACCACATCCTCCGCCAAATTCGAGGAAAGGGTATGGCCCGGATTATACACAATGCGGCTCGCCGGCCCCTCGCCGGCCGTCAGCCGGATGGCCGCCGCGCCGCC